CTTCCGTGTCTTCCCACAACTCTCTTGCATTCTATAACGAGATAAACATTCTCATACTGATAAAGCAAGTCTCCTTGCCCAAAATTAGTTGAGATTATGTCATATTGCTCATATGCAGGGCTACCTAAAATAGATTTCACTGACGCAATAAGCGTATCCTCCTGAGAGACAGCAGAAAGCTCAGATACCGACGACCGAGAAGAAGCATCAAATGTAACTGAATCAATAGTAAAACCTTCGTCATCTGGTTCTGACTCAATAGTACCACTTTGTGGTGTGTAGTCATACTTTTCTTTGAACGCTTGCACGCGATCATCAAAATCTTGATCCAAAGTTAAGCAATAAAGATTTGCTTCTTCGGCAATTTGTTTCATTTGTTGACGACGGTGCTCAAACACCTCACGTCCATGAAAGAAAAATTCACGTAATGCTCCATCAATATTCTGAGCACAAACCTCCTCAGGTGTTACTGCGGTAGGTTTCAAAATAGAATGCAAAGACTTAAAAATAGATTCTTCGTCCAGGCACCCTACAAACAAGCCTAATTCCTTCTCATACCTGTCCTGCCTTTTCAGGAAATCAGCCTCATACCTTGACATGTAATGAGTCGGAGTAGACGTCTTATCTGGCATGGTAAATACCATATCATTTTCTTTCAAAATATTAGCCATGGAAATATGATTAAACAAATCAAAACCTGGTCGAACAGATCCTTTAGCATCATCACCATATGTCATTGTCGCAACAATATCCCTGTATGTAGCATCCCTACCTAAAGATAATTCGCGTCCAATGCGTGACATGGATTCAATAGGATAAATCTCAAAAAAGCAAATCCTGTGCAACAAAGAATTGACAATGCTATTGACATAAACAGTCAGATTTTGCCCTGATGGGTTAGTACCCAAAAAGCGAATCAATGTTCCATTATAAGCTACAAGAGGCGTGCAAACCTCATGAGCCAATACTTCCATTCTAGCAATATCGGCTGAAGAATAATTTCCAACATGTTGCGCAATGCGAATCATAATCGAAAATGCAGCAATAGTAAGTTGAGCAGGCATTCTTAAATCGTACTTAGAATAATCTCCTGCCAAAATACGGTCTTCACCAAATTTGCACATAAACTGAGTCAATTCATGCCATTCTGGTCCATGCGCATTAACACC